CATTGCAAAGACCTGAACCCAAAATGGGATATAATGACTAATCATTTAAAATCAGCACCTGGTTCTGGTTTAGTAGCAAGTGTTCCCGAGGCTATGATGAGTAAGGTAAATTGTGATAGTGATATAAAGGGATATCCTACTATACGTTATCTTGTAGGGGGAAGAAAACGCAAAGATTATAGTGGTCCGAGAGAAGTGGAAAATTTAGAACATTTTGTAAAATCTACACTAGGGAGTGGTGGTAAAACGAAAAAGAAGAAGAAAAGAAAAAAGAAAAAATCAAAAAATAAAAAACAGAAAAGAAATAAAACAAAAAGGAAAAAAAAACGAAGAAAGAATAAAACGAAAAAGAAAAAAAATAAATCCAGGAGCGATCTTCGCGAACGATTTTTTAAAATGATTAATGGAAACCGATTTTAATTTTCAAATATAAAGGGCATTGTATGTTCAAGTGTAAATAATGGTGCTTGGAATGCGGTTTGTGTTAAACTCGTCATTAAGGATGGTCTATTTCCTTCAATGGCGTGGCCTAAAAATTGTAAAATCCATGCGGTTATAAATACTTTGTGTGTTTGTGATAACCATCTGTTTTCGAATGTATTTCTCCAAATATGAGTAAAAAATAATAAAACTTGTATGTATATTAACATTACAGTTCCTATTTTTATTCCGTAATACCTATAATATTGAATACAATAAATAAAAGCAATTAAATCTTCTAAACAACTATCGTAATAACTAATAGTATTTGATTTTCTATTAGTTAGTCCAATATTAATAATACATAATGAAGAATAATTTAATACGCACAATACAATAGCAGGTATGCATACTGTATGAATATTTTGATTAATAGGGTTATTGTGGAATGACTTGTAAAAATCTAATTGATTTTCCATTTATTTAAAGTGATAAAATATCTTTAAATAAATTACATATTTGATAGATGTTTATGTATGATTTTTTCTACATCGCTGCTTGGTTGAAATTTATCCCATCTATCGTAAATATTATTCATTACGTTACATATCGGACATTCACATTTGCTTTCTTCAAATTCAACATCTTCATCTTCTTCATTTTCCTCCTCTTCTTCTTCATCATCCTCATCATTCATCCATTGTTTTATATTTTCTTTCATGGATAAACATTTTTCAAGATTATCATCTCTTTTGCCCATTAAAAATAATTCTAACATAAGTCCTCTCTTAACATCTTCTTTTGTAATAACTTTCCTATCAGTATGACTTACATATAAGGAAGCTTGTTTTACTGCATTTTCCATAAATACCATAATAACTGCGGCAGTATTTTCAAAGGTTTCGTCTTTCTCTACAAGATTATTAAACCCTGATTTCATAAATGTAAAATCTTCACCTTCACTCATATAGTAGTATAATTTTAATTGTTTTTATGTTATTTTATTATTAGAACATAAAAATTGATTTAAACATATTGATAATAAATAGATGTATTAAGATGCCTTCAAACGCAAAAAGACCACAATTTAGATTGTTTGATTTTCAAGTAGTAAATGAAGATTATGATAATTTCGATGAGTTTAATCAAAAGAAATTTCTAATCAAAATGTTTGGAATGAATACTAAAGGCAAAACCTATTGTGTATATGCTAAAAATTTTAAACCTTTCTTTTATATTAAAGGTGGAGACAATTGGATAAAGGGCAGGGAAGATGTTTGGTTGAAATTTCATTTAATGGAAAGACTAGCTAATGAGCCAGGTTGTAATGAACATTGGAAAAATTATATTACTAGTTGTACATTAATAAAGAAGAAAACGTTATATGGATTTGATAATTTTAAAAAATATAATTTTGTAAAGGTTGAATTTAAAAATATGATGGCTTTTAATAAAGTAAAGAACTTTTGGTATACAAATCACAAAAATTATACAAAAAGGAAATTAAAAAAAGATGGTTATTTGTTTCAACGAACCAATTCACGGTTAATGTTATATGAATCAAATATTCCAGCAATGCTAAGATATTTTCACGTTCAACAATTAAGTCCTTCAGGATGGTGTACATTTAAAAAGCCAGTAGTAAAATCAAAAAAGAATAAGAAAACACATTGTAATTATGAATATTGGACGGACGCCTCTAATATTTTACCACTTCCAAAAAAGGAAGACGGTATACCATTAAAAGTGATGAGTTTTGATATTGAAGCTTCTTCAAGTCATGGTGATTTTCCAGTAGCAAAAAAGACTTATAGAAAGCTAATGGGAGAAATTATTCAATATTGGACTGTTCATAAAAAAAATATTAGCAGAATGAATCCGTTGGAAAAAAAGGAATTATTTATTGATTTAGTATTAAGTGCCTTTGAATTTAAAAATAAAAAGAATAAGATTTATGATGAAATTAGCAAAGTATATTTAAAGGGTTCCACATCTAAAAAATTTAAAAAGCCAACAAAAGATGAAATTTATGATAAAACGAATCGATTATTGGGAAAAACAATGGGAGAATTGTTAGAAAAACGAGATCCGACAAAGGAAGAAGAATATTATGAATATAGAAAATGGGAGCAAATGGATGACGAAGAAAAATCAAAGTATAAAGATTGGGATATGTATATTCCATATGAGGTTCGTAAAAACAACGCTTTATACACGCTTAATATGAAATATGATGCTGGAAAAAAATTAGATTTATTAGATAGAGCTTTTATGGCTCACAGGATGAAGAAGATGTTTCCAACGTCTTTCCTCCCAAAATTAGAAGGGGATAAATGTACATTTATTGGTTCAACATTTTTAGAGTTAGGTCAAAAGGACCCGTATTTAAATCATATGGTAGCTTTAAGTAGTGAAGTTGTAACTACACCTGAGGTAGAAAATAGTGAAGTGGTTTGTAAAAAAACAGAAAAGGGGTTATTGAAGGCGTGGGTTAAAACAATACAACAACAAGATCCAGATATTATTATTGGGTATAATATATTTAGTTTTGATTGGAAGTTCTTAATTGAAAGGGCTGAGGAACTACATATGTTAGAAGATTTCTTAAAAATGGGTCGCGTAAAGTCTGAACCAGACCAGATTATTGAAAGTACAACAACTGTAGCAAGTGGAACGTATGAGTTAAAGTATGTAAAAATATTGGGTCGTATTCAGATTGATTTATTGAATTATTTCAGGAAAAATGAAAATTTATCGTCTTATAAACTGGATTATGTTGGTCAGCATTTTATTGGAGATGATGTAAAGGATTATACATTTGACGAAGGTCATACAAAATTAAAAAGTAAGAATTTATTTGGATTGAAAAACGGTCATTATATAGTATTTGAAATTAAGGGTCATTCTTCGGATAAATATTTGAAAGGTAAGAAATTTAAAGTTAAGAATTTAAATTTGAAAGAGGGTTTATTTGAAATAGAACATAATTTGGATATAGATAAAAAGAAAAAATTTAGATGGTGTTTGGCTAAGGATGATATTGATCATATGGATATTTTCAGGTTATCAAAAGGTGGACCTGAAGATAAAGCAATAGTAGCAAAATATTGTTATCAGGATTGTAATTTAGTTCATAATTTATTTATAAAAAATGATATATTTACAGCGATGGTGGAACAGGCATCTATTTGTAGTGTTCCTATTGAGTTTGTTGCTATGCGTGGACAAGGTATTAAATTATTAAGTTTCATATCAAAAGAAGCAAGACGTTCAGGAATGTTGATACCTGTATTAGAGAAATCAACAGCAAATGACGGTTATGAAGGTGCTATTGTATTACCTCCAAAATGTAATCTTTATAGGAAAAATCCAGTAGCGGTTAATGATTATTCTTCTCTGTATCCAAGTTGTATGATTAGTGATAATATTTCACACGATAGTAAGGTATGGACAAAGGAATACGATTTGGAGGATAAGTTAATTAAAACAACTGGTGAACAAGATAAAAAAGGAAATTTCATTTATGATAATTTACAAGGTTATAAATATGTAGATATTAAATATGATACATATAAATATGTTAGAAAAACGCCCATTTCTGCGGCGAAAAAAATAAAGTGTGGTTCAAAGATTTGTAGATTTGTTCAATTTAATGGTAATGATAAAGGAATTATGCCGACCGTATTAAGTGAATTATTGGCGTCTAGAAAAGCAACAAGAAAGTTGATAAAATATAAAACAGTTACGTTGAAGGATGGAACAAAATATGATGGTATGTTGAGTAAAGGCGATGAATATTACACATTAGTATCAAATAAAGGTGAAAAACAAGAGATTCTTATTAAAGACGTAGTAGATACTAAAGATACATATGATGATTTTATGAAAAATGTATTTGATAAGAGACAGTTAGCAAAAAAGGTTGTAGCTAATTCATTATATGGTCAAAGTGGTGCTAAGACTAGTGCTTTTTATGATAAAGATATTGCTGCTTCTACAACAGCTATGGGTCGCAAATTGTTATTATACGCAAAAGAGATTGTGGAAAAATGTTTTGATAATAAGGTATTGGATACAAAACTAGGAAAGGTTAGAACCAGATCTGAATATATTTATGGAGACACAGATAGTGTGTTCTTCTCATTTAATTTGGAAGATTTGAAAGGTAATCGTATAGAAGACAAGGATGCTTTAAAAATCACAATAGAACTTGCTATAAGAGCGGGAGAGTTGGCTACAAAATTCTTAAAACCTCCTCACGATTTAGAATATGAAAAAACATTCTTACCATTCTTATTGCTATCTAAAAAGAGATATGTTGGGTTACTATATGAAACTGACCCAGAAAAATGTAAGATGAAATCTATGGGAATTGTATTAAAAAGACGCGATAATGCAGCGTGTGTTAAAGATTGTTATGGTAAGGTTGTAGATTTATTAATGAAAGGCGAAACAGTAGATAATGCTACAGAGTTCGTAAAAAGATATATAAAAGATATGGTAGATGAAAAAATACCACACGAAAAATTAATAATTAGTAAATCATTAAATGGATTTTATAAAAACCCCGAAGCAATAGCACATAAAGTATTAGCAGACCGGATTGGTAAGAGAGATCCAGGTAGTAAGCCATCTGTAGGTTCTAGAGTTCCGTTTATTTATATACAAACAAAAGGTGTTGTAAAACTACAAGGAGATAGAATAGAATCTCCATCATTTATTAAAAAGAATAATTTAAAACCAGATTATGCGTTTTATATTACAAATCAAATTATGAAACCTGTAACACAAATATTTAGTTTATTATTAAATGATATGAAAGATTTCAAGGGGCCTATTAAAAAGAATTTTGAAAAGAAATTAGAAGGTATTAAAATGAAATATAGAGGTGATATCGATAAGATTGAAAGTAAAACTCAAGTTTTAAAAGATAAAATGGTTAAACAATTAATATTTGATGATGCGCTACGAATATGTAATAATACAAAAAATAATCAACCGACTATATCATCTTTCTTCAAATTAAAATAAATTAATTACAAAATAGTTAATTTTTTTTTATATATTTAAAAAGGGTCGTCTTCTTCAAGTTCTGGTATTTCATCGTTACTATCTTCTTCTGGTAATGGTGGTAATTGTTCGGATGTATTATTAATTCCCACATAATTTTGAAGACTAAAACTTGGAAATTGTGTATTAGTGTTTGTAGTATTTGTGCTATTATTAAAACCTGGTATTAAGAATGAATATTCAGCTATGAAGGAATTATTTGACGGGTCATTAGATATTTGATTGGTTATATTATCCATTAGTGCATTTGTAACGCTTTCAACCGCGTTATTAATCATTTCTCTTGTTTGTGTGTTATTATTTATATTTGGGATTAAAGGATTATTATTTGATAAATCAATCAAAGTATTTGTGGAATTAACAGGATTTTCAATATCATTTTCTCTCCGTAAATCTCTTCTACAAACGGGGCATCTATAATCAAAATTAGTTAGATATCGATTTAAGTGAGAACGGGTAAAAATATGCCCACACGGATTAATTCTAGATATTTCATCATTATTGGAAAAATTATCCTGTGTAAATGGACAAATGGTTTGTGTTGTAGTATCAGCAATATCTCTATAAATAAGATTAGTTATGTTAGCGGATATGTCTCCGGAGTTTAATGGTTGAACAACGTTTCCCATATTAAGAGTATTATTTATGAAATTTTGAAATATATCTCTTGGAATAGTTGTTCTAGTAGTAGTCGTTCTAGTTCGAGTTCTAATTCTAGGCGTAAATCGGGTATTTCTATTTCTATATATTGAGTCTGTGTCTGGATTTGTGGATGTTCCTGTGTCTGAAATAGTATTTGTTCTTCTGGTTTCATTACTACGCCTTCCCTGACCTCTAGCAGTTCTATTAAAAATGCTATTTCTGGAACTGGTATATGATGTATTACCAAAGGTGGGTGTATTACCAAAGGTGGGTGTATTACCAAATAAGGATGATGTATCGTATGTATTTGTGTTATTGGATGGTAAAGAAAAATCATATGATGCTGTATTTACGGGGGATTGAAGAGATGATCTATAAGTTCTGGAAAATAAGGAATTAACGGGAGGGGTAATATTAGAAGGTATAGTAGAAGGTTCATTAGAAGGTATTGTAGACGGTAGTATAGATGAACGTGTGTTGTTACTGTGTATTTCTAAATATCTCAACAATAATCTAGACAAAGATGAATTCATTTCTCTTTGAGAATTTAAATAAGTAATAACAGCATTATTTTGTTCTCTTTGAATACTTCTAAAAACATTCATATAATCAAGTAATATACTTTCTAAATTAGGTGTATTGTTCATAATAGTATAAATAAATATATTAAAAAATGTGTTTAAACGATTATGTCAATAATATAATTATATCGTATAATGGAGGAAACAACAAAAGAATTTGGATCTGGGAAAGTAGACGTGTCTCTTTTTAAAGAATTTGAAAATAAAGGTTTAACAGGATTAGCTAATTTAGGAAATACTTGTTTTGCGAATAGTGCTTTACAGTGTTTATCACAGACATATGAATTAAATATATTTTTAAATAAAGGTAGCTATAAAAAACGTTTAAATAATACACATGATTCCTTAATTTTATGTGAATGGGATAATTTACGAAAGATGATGTGGAGTGAGAATTGTACTATATCTCCTGGGGGATTTATTGGTGCTGTTCAAAAGGTTGCTCGGATTAAAGATAGAGTAATTTTTACGGGATGGGCGCAGAATGATATAACAGAATTTTTACAATTTGTAACAGAATGTTTTCATAGTGCTATTTGTAGGGAAGTAGAAATGAATATTACAGGTTCAGCGGTTTCTTCGACTGATAAATTAGCAGAAACGTGTTATAAAATGATGAAAAATATGTATAAAAAGGAATATTCGGAATTTTTGAGCATGTTTTATGGTATTCATGTAAGTCAAATAAAATCTTTAGAAAGTGATTATGAAAATATAACACCCGAGCCTTTTTTTAACATTACGTTGCCTATGACTAAAAAAAATAGTTTAGTTTCAAGTTTTAATGAATATCTAAAAGTGGAAAAAATGGACGGTGATAATAGAATTTTAAACGATAAAACAAATAAAAAGGAAGTAGCTGAAAAACAATTAAAATTTTGGAGTCTTCCGGATGTATTAGTTGTTACGTTGAAGAGATTTGATAATAATAATAGAAAGAACCAATCTTTGGTAGATTTCCCTTTAGAAGACTTAGACCTTTCTAAGTATATTATTGGATACGATAAATCAAGTTATGTATATGATTTATATGGAATATGTAATCATAGTGGAGGTTCTCAAGGGGGTCATTATACGGCATTTATAAAAAACGCAAATAAAAAATGGTATTTATTTAATGATACAGCAGTAAATGAAGTTACAAATTTAGCAAAATTAAAAGGACCACAAGCATACTGTTTTTTCTATAGAAAACAAAAGTAAATAAATTGTATATATATATATAATGGACGGTAATGTTGAAGTATCTCCCAGTGATGGTTTTTCACAAATATACAATTCGATGAACAGTAAAATAACGAATGCTAATCCATTAGTTTTAATAGCATTAACTGTTATTGTTTTATTTTATTTTATATTATTTTCTTATTTAGGATATAATCCTATATCTCAAAGACAAGAACAAAGTCCTGGTATGAAATTAATTGAGTTATTAATGTGGGGCTTATTAATATTTTTAGTATTGATAAATGGTATTCAATATTTTTTTAAATTAGATATTAAGACGGCAATTAATAATGTTTTTAATAGAACACCAGAGGTAGATATTACTGTTTCTCCTGAAAAACGTTTTATAGAAAAAACAGGAAACGCATTATCTAAGGATGTAAAAAAGATAGGAACCGAGATAGAAAATGATTTAGGTTTAGGTAATTTTAGAAACGATGGTTCGACGAGTGGTGGTGGTGGAAGTGGAGAGGTATTTAATGTAAGTAGTAATAATTATACATTTAATGAGGCAAAGGCAATGTGTAAAGCATATGGAGCAAAATTAGCAACATATAATCAAATAGAAGATGCTTATAAAAGTGGTGCTGAATGGTGTAATTATGGTTGGTCAGCGGATCAAATGGCTTTTTATCCAACCCAAAAAAATACCTGGAAAAAACTTCAAAAAATTAAGGGACACGAGCACGATTGTGGGCGTCCTGGTATAAATGGTGGTTTTATTGATAATCCAAATGTTCGTTTTGGAGTAAATTGTTTTGGAACAAAGCCAGATATTTCGGAAGAAGAACAAGAAATAATGAATAATGCTTCTTATTATCCAAAATCTAAAGAAGATAGAAAGGTAAATAGATTGGTAAAGAAATACAAAAAGAATTTAGATAATATATTGATTAATCCTTTTAATCATAACAATTGGAGTCAAATATAAATTTATATTAAAAATTATTATAAATTTATTTTAAGTAAGTATAAATAATCCACGCAAAAACAAAAAATCCAATAATAAATTTCAAGGTTTTTCTTTCATTTTCATTATCATCGGGTATTAATGATAATCTTCTTTCTATTTCATTTGTAGTTAAATGTCTTCTGTAAGGGGTTTTGCGTCTTTTATTTTTTCTATTTTTTAATTTTCTCCAATTGGGTCTACCATATGTGGATTTATGACATATAATACATTCAGGTTTTATGTTATACCATTCATTAAAACATTTAAAATGACATTCATAAACGCAATCACATCTCAAATTTAAAAAACAAGGTATTTTCACATTATCATGACATATCAGACAAATATATTTTTTTTGTAATTTGGACATAATAAGTATATAAATATCGAATAATATGTTTATTATGTTTAATTTTAAAACTTAATTATAAGGGTTTGTGCGTATGAAATTAAAACTGTCTTTGTATGTAAGTCCTTGTATTAATAGTCCTATTGAGAATCCAATTAAAATTTTTGGAATGTCAAAAAATATACCACTTATACAGAATAATAAACACAATACCCAGTGGTGAATATGTATAGCTTTTGTATTATTGTATGGTATAATTAACATTCCCTCGTATATTAAAGGATAAATTGTCGGGTCTATTGTAGGTATTGAACCTGTATTTTTTGGAAGAATAATTATGCTATAAAAATACGAAACTACTAATCCAATGATAAATAAAAACATATTATGAATATATAAATATAATTATAATTATTTTAAATATAAATTATTATAATTTACCTTAATTTTCGTGATTTTCTCTTCTTTTTTTTACGATTTTTCCTTGTTTTCCCTTTTTTACTTGGTCGTTGTTCAGCCATATTTAATAATTTATTATAAATATCGTTTTTTATTACACCACCATCAAGTGTTCTACTATGAATATTTTTTGTCGATTGTTGATTTAGTTGTCGATTAATCATATATAACCCAACAGGAATTCCAACATTTCCAAATTTATTATGACTTCCTATACCACCACCTATCATAGCCGGCATATTTTCATCTCTAAATAAGTTATTGAATTTCATTCCTATTGATTCAATTCCACCGCCTTTATTTTTATACATAACAAAATCATCTGCTTTCATTTTTTCCATTATATATAATATTTACACTTAATTTTTTTTTATTTTACTTAAATAAGGGTGCTGCTAATCCAGGGCACATATGAAATATGCTATAATCAAATTTATCTGCCGTATGGTCATATACAATATCTGCTATCAAATCGCCGTATTCATTTTTCCAATCTTTTGAAAAAATAACTTTATTACCAAAAATTTTATTATAATCGGTATAAATCCTTGATAATTTATATTTTGTATTGGACTCAAATTTCCAATAAGCTTCATTTACTAAAATTTCTTTTGTTTCTTTACATTCTAAAAATTCTTCCAATGGAACATCTCTTACTATTTCTTCCAAAGTTCTATTATCTTTTTCATTTACTATCGTGTCATCGACATATTTTGATTTTCTTATACTAGGCATAATTAACACTCGCGATATATATAGGACGCCATGTAATCTCTAAATGCTTTTTCATCTTTAATTACATATCCATCGGTTTTTAATACTTTCATCATGTCCTTCAACATTTTATTTAAAATATTACTAACTTTAAACCCATTTCGTGTTGTACTATTTAACCAATATTGAAAATCATCCTTTTTATGTTGTTCTCTTGTTTTTGCTAAACTTTTAAATAAATTTTCGTGTATTTTATCAAGTTTATAGTTGCTATCGGTAAGGTCTTTTAAAACTAATTTATGTTTATCAGTCATTAATAATAATATACTAATGATGACTTTAAATGATTTATGAATATGATCTTTTAATATCATATTTGAAACTTGTTTGTCGTTTGTTTTTTATATGTTTAATTATATTTTTAACAGCATCTTCACTTTCTATACAATCGTTCAACGCATCTTCTACTAAACTATATGTTAAAGGTGATGTTTGTTTTACATTTGAAAATTTTAACTTGCCATCACTAATTTGAATGACGGCATTTTCTAAATTATTGTTTTCAGCATAGCTAAAAATATTACTAGTTAAATCTGTTCTTTGTGTTCGTAATTCTTTTACCTGGGTTTGTAAATTTTTAATTCTGTTATCAACTGTTACCCAAGTTTGTATATTTTTCTGAAATCCTTCACTCATTTACTTTAACATATAAATATAATTTTAAATCATTTATATGTTATAATTTAACGACGACGACGGGAACGACGTTTTTTCATTGACTTTCTGCGCTTTCTGCGACCACCTTTTTTAGCAACACGTTTCTGTTGTTTCTTTTGAGCTTTGTAAAGAAGAAATGGAAGAAGAGCAGTTTTGAGAGCACCCATAACTGAACCACCTTTACGGCTTCTGCGTGATTTACGACTTTTGCGCGAGCGTTTTCTTTTCATTGTTTTATGACCAGGCATTATAATATAAGTTTAGAAATTATCCTTTGCGAGGAATTAAAATTTTATTCCGCAATAATAAAATAAATATTCCTAAAATTAATAAAAAACTTATAAATACGAATATAATTGAAAGGAAAATATATGGATATATTTCCTTAATTAACATATCTATTAATGGACGCATTAATTCTTTAAATTCTTCTTTTACGTCATCACGATGTAATACTTTTAAACATTCATTAACAATAGTTTCTTTTAGTTTCATAATATTTATTGTAAATATTTTTATATTTGAATGCGTACTAGTTTAAAGTTTAATTTCTAAATTTAACCCAAATGGACAATATATTACAACCAGGAAATATGGTAGAATTTGATTTTAGCAATATTTCATTAAAAAACCCCAAACCAATTCAAGGGGGTTCTTTTTTATCTTCTATAAAAAATAATAACAAACCATTAATCATACAAACTCCTAAAATTAAAACCAAAAAGGGTATAACACAAACTAATAAACATATATATTCTGATTTAGTTTTTGAGAATGAACATAACGAGTTTACGGAATGGATAGAAGGCTTACAAGATATTGCGAGAAACCTAATATTAAGCAAAAGTGAAACTTGGTTTAATGACCCTGTTACTTTAGATGAAATAGAATATAATTGGAATAATTCCTTAAGAACTTACAAACATTCAAAACAATTGCTAAGAACTTTTATTCATAAAAGTAAAGGAATATCTAGTAATGTATTAAAAATTTATGATAGTGACTATAAATCGAAACACATTAATGATATAACAAGTGATACTCCTATTATATGTATTTTAGAAGTAATTGGATTAAAGTTTTCAAGTACTAATTTCCAATTGGATTTTTGTTTGAGACAAGCAATGATACTGGAAGATAAACCTATTTTTAATGAACCACTTATTAAATTTCATTCAAAAAAGGTTCATGAAAAAAAAAATGGAGAGAAAAATGTTTCATTTGAAAAAATTCCTGAAGAAATTACTTTAGAAACCCCTGATAAAATTATAGATAATTTAGAAAATACTAAACAAGAAATACAAGAATTTGATAATTCACCCAAAATACTTGATTCTTCAACAATAATAGAAAATTTAGAAGATGATAAAAAAGTTGAAACCCCGGTTGAAGTTATAGACACAAGTCAAATTGAAATAAATAATAACATCGAAGACGAAAACATTCAATTAGAAATAAAAGATTCACAACAATTAAATGATGAATTTAATGATAAATTAGAAAGAAAAGAAGAAAAAAAATTAGATAATTTAGAAAAAAATGATGTATTTGAGAAAAATGAATCAGAAAATGATAAATTACAAGAAGTAAATCTAACATTAGACGAAAAAGATGCTATTACTTTAAAAAACCCAAATGAAATATATTTAGATATCTATCATAGAGCCAGAGAAAAGGCAAAAAAAGCCAAACAACAAGCAATAAAAGCGTATTTAGAAGCTAAGAGAATTAAAGAATTATATATGCTTGAAATTGTAGATAGTTCAGAAGAAGATATTAATAGTGATTCAGAAGAAGAATCTGAAGATGATGAATTATTTAGCGAAAACTAATACACGAATTGAAAAATTTTATGTTTAGATTAATATATAATGAACATGTTTAAAAAACTTGCAAAAAAGATTACAGACAAATCTATGTTAATGGTTTTAGCAGGAGCTGTAGCCATAGCAGCACTATATTATTATTCACAGGGGTTTAGCAAATCTTTAGTTGGAATGTCTAATTCCAATAAAGCAGCCGAAGCCGTAGATAATTCTCCTTCTAGTTGTGCAGCGGGTGGAAATAATTTTGTTCCTGCTTCTGCTATGGGTCAAAATGAAGGTCACGCAGGTGCTAATGGTGCCGTAACAGATACTTATGGATTACCACCAAGTTGTGCTAAACAGCAAGTAGTTGATCCCGCAGACCTTCTCCCAAAAGGCGGAAACAACGAATTTAGTAAATTAAATCCAATGGGCGCCGGTGATCTTAAAAACGTCAGTCTTCTTAAAGCCGGTCATCACATCGGTATTAACACCGTTGGACAAAGTTTAAGAAATGCTAACTTACAACTTCGAAGCGAACCTGCTAATCCTCAGCTTCAAGTTGGTCCTTGGAACCAAAGCACAATGTCTGCCGATAACATGAGACGTCCATTAGAAATTGGATGTGGTTCAGCTTAAATTATATTATTACTATTAAGTTTTATAATAATAATATATACAAATGAATGATTGGTTTGCTTATTTCCTAATATTATTCGTAGTAGGATTTATCATAAAAATTTACTTTGAGTCTGATATGTTTCACTTAAAATGTATTGTTAGTGATGAAGACGGTAATACATATTGTGTTAGAGAATCACCAAAATTAGAATTGGTCGCAGGTTTATTAGCACGAACCACAGAAAAACTAAAGCAATTAGTAGCCTATTTAAAAGAAGAATATCCTAATAGAGAAAACGTCAAAAGACTCGTAGAAAAATTTAATCCTAAAAAGATTAGCGAAACTTTACCCACAAGTAAGTATACCGCGTATTCCGAAAATAAAGGAGAAAAATTAGCATTTTGTACCACAACAACTAAAGAAGGTTCAAAATTAATTGATGAAAATACACTTGCTTTTGTAGCGGTTCATGAATTAGGACACGTAATGACTGAAAGCGTTGGTCACACTAAAGAGTTTTGGCAAAACTTTAAATTTTTACTCAAAAATGCGGTAAAAATTGGGATTTATCAACCCATTGATTACAAAAAAAAACCCAAAAATTATTGTGGTATGAAAATTACAGATAACCCCTTTTATGACCTTTAATATAGTGCCTTTTTTTCAGCTATTAAACACATCTTTTTCAATTTATTATTTGATATAGTACTTCCATCTCTTTTATAAACCTTAAATCTTATTTCTTCGTTACAATCATATATGATTTGACTTTCGTATATGTTTGAAAAATTATTTGGAATTTCAGGAAAAAAAGTATCACATTCATATTCATTTTGTATTTCAGTATAAAATATAGAATCAATTAAATTACCTTCCAACGTCTCGATATATAAACTCTCACCGCCTATTATCCAAATATTATCAAAATTATGAGGGCCATATACGACTTTAACGCTATTTAAACTTGGCGCAAAATTTACTCCACCGTCCTTTTTTTTAAATAACATATTTTCAACCTTTGATGTTAATACTATATTTTCTCTTTTAGGCAAAGGTCTGTTTTTTAAAGGAATGCTTAACCATGTATTTCTTCCCATTATAACCGCATTATTTTTCTCTCCAATTGTTAATTCTTTAAAGTATTTCATTTCCTTATTAATAATCCAAGGTAACCTATTTTTAAAGCCTATTCCTCTATTTTTACAAGCGGCAACAACAATATTCATTATTATATAATAAAAATATAGGATATATTTATATAGATGTCACAAATATATAAAATAAACTTGTTAGACAAAAATAATATACAAAAAATATTTGTTTTTAAAGGTAAGTATGAAGTAGTTCAAGGGAAAAATAAAGTTACAGCTAATCCTGGAAATATTAGTATTTTCTCCAAAAACGAACTTAACAATATTGATAAAAATAATATTCAAATTCAATATATTGACCAACTTATTTATGATGATGATTCTATTTTAAGAATAAAAGAAAAAATTCTAATAGAAAGTCGTGGAATAAATCTTTCTATTAACCAAATGTATCTTTTTATAAATAGTAAAAAAAAATTTAATATACATGATACTTATTATAAACTAACACAAAAGGAAACATATGAATTAAATATTAATACATTAAATGGATTTTTACATAATATTGTTTCAAATAGTTATAAATTAACAAAAAAAAATATTGAAATCCCAGAAGATACACAATTTTTTACATTTGAACATCTAAACAAATTAACATTCGATTGGAACGATAATCATTATTACCAAACATCATTAGGGCAACACGCCAATTATAAAACAAAATATCCATATATAACAAATCCATTTAATTGTATAACAAGCGATAGTTTTATTTTAAATAATGATATCGTAAATACACAAAACTCTTCTGTATTATTTAAATTTTTCCCTATCGAAAATAATAATATTTATTTATGCACTACTGAAAATGTTATTGAATATGTCGAAGAAAAGGGACTTAATTTGACTTTTTTTCTTAAATTATATTTTCCCCTTTTGTATTCTGTTGATAATATTAAAGATAAAAATGATTTTGAAAAAAAATCCATGACCCTAATTGATGAAAACAAAAAACACGTAAAAAAATATTATAATACTTACAATAATTTCATAAATTTGTTCTATGAATTAGTATTTTTTGACGGGACAAGTAATTTTGATTTTTCTGAAAAAGGTATTAACTATTTTGAATTTATTATTCATCCCAACAGTATTATAAAATTACCACTTGAGATTTTGTTCAAAACTATACATTCAAGTGAAAAAATACCACTTATTAAATATAACCCTGGTGATGGATATGAAAATATTTATAGAGTTTTTACAGACGATTATTTATCACTATCGGGTATTAAAGTTCCATATATGTATGTAAAAAACAATTTCAAAAAATACAAAATATTAGAACTTATGAAAACATTATCAAAAAATACAAGTATAGGATTTTATATTATAGAAAAATATTTACAAAATGATTTTGAAATATACTGTGATTTTCTAGAAAACGGGAATATTCAAATTAAAATAAATTGTCCCTTATTATTATCAAAAGACCAGGCAGAAAAATTAATAAAAAAAGCCATTAACGAAAACATTTTAGAACATGTTACTTCTTATTTAAAACAAACTGGGTATGATTATGTATTATTTGATAGTTTTTTTGACGATAATATTGAAATTATAGATATTAATTATACATTCAAAGTAGAAAATAAAAAGATTTTGAAATTAAGTAATTATATTGGATGTGTTAGTTCCATTTTTAACATATTGTCTAAGGATGCATTAAAAACTAGTGATGAAATTAATCTTATGTTTAAACGTGTATCAGGATTTAAAGTAATGGATAGTATTAAAGCCTTTATAACTATACAAAGACAGAAGGGGTTAATTGGTTCAAATTTAATTCAGTCCATGATTGATAATTTTCCTGAAAAAGTATCAAGTAAGGAAAAAGCAAATGAAATATTGGCGGAATGGAACGATGAAATAACAACAACATTAGAAACGTTTGGAAACAAACTAATTAAAATAGAGAATAATCCTGGATTTAATACAATAATAACAAATGAACTTACTTCAGGTAATAATAATACACTATTTATTATTAAAAATATTAATGATATTGATTATATTAAATATTTGAATGTATATGTAATAGCATTGTTTAAAATTTTAATGAAAAAAATTAAAACTAAAGAAAATAAAGACAAAGTAAAGCGTATATGTAAAGTTATAAAAAATATAGAAGAATTAGAAAATAATATAGATGTAAAAAAGAATTTACGTTCCGGGTTAATTACATTTGATGCTAGTTCCGATTCAGACATTGATGATGATGATATAATTGATGATGATGATAGTGAATTAGACGATGATGATCTAATCGACGATGATGATGATGAATTGTCTGGTGATGATGAATTGAGTGGTGAAGATGAAGAAGATGAAGAAGATGAAGAAGATGAAGAAGATGAAGAAGATGAAGAAGATGAAGAAGATGAAGAAGATGAAGAAGATGAAGAAGATAAAGAAGACGAAGAAGAGGAAGTTGAAGAAAAAAGTCAAACTAAACAACAATTAAATAGTCCTGTAAAAATACCAACTCCTGAAAGCGACTTAGAAAGTTTGGGAGATAGTCCAGAAATACCTGATAACACTCCTGTAAAAATACCAACTCCTGAAAGCGACTTAGAAAGTTTGGGAGATAGTCCAGAAATACCTGATAACGGTCCTGTAAAAATACCTACCCCTGAAGGTGACTTAGAAAGTTTGGGGGATAGTGATGACGACATGTTAGATGATACGAGTAGCGATGAAGATACAGACGATTCTATGCGTGGTGGTTCAGATAGTGATAGTGATAGTGATAGTGACGGCGATGAAGAATTAAAACAAGATTTAACGCACATTAAATTAAAAGGTCAAAAAGGTTATATGACCCAACGATTGTCTAATAGAGACCCAGAATTGTTCTTAAAAAAAGATAAAAAAGGATATAAATCTTTTAGTAAAAGTTGCCAATCGCAATATAATAGACAACCTATAATATTAAATCAAGATGAATTAGATTATATTAATAGAAATGATGAAAATGAAAATATAAAATCTTATGATGAAGTAATTAGCTATGAAAATAAAAAGAATTCTAAAAAAAATAGTTATATTTGTCCTAGATTTTGGTGTTTAAGAGATGAAAATGGTAAAGAAAGAAGTTTATCTTTAAAACAGGTAAATCAGGGAGAGTGTGGTGGTTGGGATTCGGTTATACCTGATGGTGCGAAAAGAGTTCCCCCGGGAAAAAGAATATTGGAATTTAGTTCCGAAAGATATCATAGACAGGGTTCAAAATTAGATGCCGATGATCCAGCAAGAAAATTAGTTTATAAACCCTTTTATCCAGGATTTTTACCAAAGGATAAACACCCGGACGGTTTATGTATACCGTGTTGTTTTCAAAATCCATTTACAGGAAAAGCAAAAAATACAGATGATAAAACATTAGAATATAATTATTTTTCCAATAATAAAGGACCAAATAAAACAAATCCATCATATGATACAGATGAAGATGGAAATATACTTTTAGATAGTATTAGAGGGGATAAAATTCCTAGACAAGCCGGAACATCAAATGCTAACTATAACGATTGCAATGAAACATCAAAATCGACAAATACAAATGTAAAAACAAGTATAGACAGCACCCCTGTTTTACACTTTCCATTAAAATCTGGACAATTGGGTTATATGAACGAATCTTTACAAAAATTTCTTGGATTTGATAATGCTTCAATTTGCTATACATCATATACATCTAATAACCTAAACAAAAAATTAAAGTTGAATAGTTATTGTTTATTACGATTAGGAATAGAAAAAAATAAAAAACAATCTTTTTTATGCTTGTTAACTGCTGTATTTCCATATTATAGAAAAAGAGTTGACGAAATGGGGAAAATGTTATCAAGTGTTATACATGATTTAAAAACATTCAAAAAAGAATTCTTAAAGAACTTGTCGGTTGATAAATTTATTCAGGCCCAAAATGGTATTTTGTTACAAGTTTTTAAAGATGAGAATAAAAATATTGCCGAATCGACTGTAAAAAATTATGAATCAAATAGTAAAGTTATAAAAAGTCTAGTAAATATGAAAGTAAAGAAATCTATTATTCAATCATATGAAAATTTTATATCATTTTTTAATGATCCCGATGAAAATATAGATTATACATATATTTGGGATTTTGTAACAAAACCAAAAAGCGAAGGTGGTTTGTTTTTTGATGAAGGAATAAATCTATTGATATTTTCAAATCCCAATGACGATATAACAAATAAAATAGAGTTAATATGCCCAACAAATCATTATAGTAAAGATTTTTATGATGAGACAAGAAAAACATTATTAGTTTATCATAAAGATGGTTTCTTTGAACCAATAACACAAGTTTATACAAAAAGTACAACAAAGTTTGCTATTTATAGATTTTTAGGTGGGACATTTTGGAAAGATCATAAAATATGGAAGGAGCATACAGATTTGGCCGATACACTACGTAAAATCCAAAAGATGTTACAAGATAGTTGTTATTATAAGAGCGGTATAATTGATAAAACAAAGTACGATTATAAATTAAATAAACCTTCTACAAGTATTATACCTCAACTAATTAAAATAGGCATAAATATAGATAATATTACACAAATATTAAATAGCAACAGTCAAGTAATTGGGTTATTAGTTAATTATAAAAATAAAAAAATTTATATCCCAACTTTATATTCAGGTATTGTATTAGATAAACAATATTTATATATTAACGATTACACAGAATATTTATCGTATGATGATACAAAAGGTATTTTAACAGAAATTAATACAAATTCTTTAAATGAAATACCGTGTAAGCCTATGAAAAAAATTGTGGATGATAATATGATAGTTGGTATATTAACAGAGACAAATCAATTTGTTCCAATTATACCTGAAGTATATCAAGGAGAACAAGAAGAGTTAGAAGATTTACCTGTTATAATTAATAATGGAACAAATAATATTTTAAATACTGATAGCAAATTAATGTTATCTAATGAGATAGATAAAGAAAGAATATTATTTATAAAAAAAATAGATATGGAAAATAATTTTTATAATTTATTTCGAAATACATTTAAAATAATAATTAATTATGACGAACAAAAAGAAAGGAAGAATAATCTAGTAAATGCAGTAACAGATATTACAAATACATATAAAGAGAAATTCAATTACTTAAAAAAACAAATACAAAAAATATTGAGAACTTCAATAAAATTTACGGAAATGCCTGAATTATTAACACTAGAAGATTATATTGATTTGCAAAATTGTTTGGGGTTAAATAAGGGAGATTGTAAAAAAACTCAGTATTGTTTTGTTAGAAAAAATACACACGGGGTATGTGGTTTAATATTACCAAAGACAAATTTATATAATGGATTAGATAATAGTAAATTTTATATTGCGAAATTAGCAGATCAAATAATAAGATATCATAAAATAAGAAAATATTTATTTACACCTAGAGCGTTTTTATCCTTTCAGAGAGTAAATTATAAAATTAATAAAGACGAAATTGTTGTTTTGGAAGAAATATTATTGGAACAATATTTAAAGGATATAAAATTATCAGAGAAAAATAACTACATAAAAACAAACAAAATATATGATTTGGTTAAAAGTGAAAAAATTACAAGTTCAAAATATATAGATAGCTGTATAGTTACAAATAATAGTATTAAAACTATTAAAATGGGTAAAATGGTAAAAAATTTAGTAAATATTCCCGATGAAGATAAAGAAAACAAAGGTGAATTGGCCATAATAGAATATTTAAATACAAGTTCTTGTGCTTTTAGATTTATAGAATATGTAATAAATAATGAAATAGAAGAAAAGGTCAGCGTTTCACAATTAAAAGATATATTGATAGATTTTTATATAAAAGCAAATTTTCCAAATGATTTAATTCCATATGATAGGGAAAGTCATGATAATAACTGGTCATTTTTCAGTATTGTTCAATGGTATTCATTTCAAACAATTCACACAGAAAATGTCCATAAACAACCAATGAATAAAAAAAATTTATTAATATCAGACATTATAATGCGAGATAATTATATGCCTACAGAACTTGATTTACTTATATTATTAGAACATTATCAAATATCGTGTATTGTAAAGACCACAAAAAAAAAATTTGCGATAGCACCAAATCTTGGTCAAACTATAAAAATGGAAGGAAATAGTGAAGATAAATATAAATATATTATATTGGTATCTGTAGATAAAAAAAAGAAAAAAACTCCCAAGAAAAATTTAACATCTACAATAAGTTTTGGATTACTAACATATAATAACAATGAACGTATCCCCAATACAATGATTAAAAAAACGGGCAACTCTATTTTATTAAATACATTTATAGATGCCTTTATTGATGGTAGATTGGATGTCCAAAAAAATACAAAAGAATCAAAAAAGAAAAGCACTTTGAAAAAATTAGGTAAGAAAAAATTATCAAGTAAATAATTTAATTAAATATATAAATTAAATTATCTTAAAAATCTAAGTCCTTGTATATGGCTTGATTGTTGATTTCTATCTCTAATATTTAGCCGTAGATTATTATTTAATGATGCTATATTTTGTCTAGTATTTATTGTGGTTCTGTTTACAGGTGTTCTAGATAGCTGGTTACGACTAACGAACGGATTTATGTTCGTGTTAATTGTTATATTCGGTGGCGGTGGCGGTGGTGGTGGATTTACCGGTCGTCTAATGGGGAGAATAACAGTTGGAGGTGGAGGAGGTGGTATTACAATATTATTTTGTGACGGTGGTGGTATTACAATATTATTTTGTATTGGCGGAGGAGGAGGAGGCGGGATTACAATATTGTTTTGCGTTGGCGGCGGGGGAATCGATGTTTCTTGGACTGCCTGTTCGATTGATTCAACAATATCCAAATCAATTGACTCATCACTTTCACTATCTGAAATCGACATATTGAATGCATTTCTAACAATTCTTGTTCTCCTGTTTCTTATTTGATTTATAAGATTAGGCGGAGGAGGAGGAGGAGTTGTTCTAGAAGACCTTTCAGTCATTGGAACGTACCGCATAACATCAAATCCCCGTTCAAATCCAAAATTAGGGGTTAATTTTACAAACACTATTAATTGTTTTTTTAAAATATTTAGTTTTTGTTCTTTAACAATAGGATTACAAGAGAATTTGCTTAATAAATAATTCATTAACATGGGTTTAAATATATTTACAGCCTTGGTTCTAGTAGAAATAGAACAATAATTAGTAAATGTTGTATAATTAACGAGTTTTCTATTATCATGTAGTAAATTCAAAACTTGTTCAAATAATTCATAATAATTATTATTTCGAATAAAGTTTATAATTGCTACTTCTTTCAGTGTTGTATAATAATGTGACTGGTATTTTCCTATATTCATATTACACTTAAAAAATATAGTAATGCACAACGGTAAATTAACATACATATTCAAACAATTAAAATAAATATTATATAAGTTATGTGTTTTAATATGTAAATTAGTATATGGATTTTTTACTTTTAATGGTTTTGGAAAAAGCCCTTGAGAATTTAACAATGCTAGTTTCCAACAACTTATTAAATCTCTTAATTTAAAATTATATAATGTATTATTTTCTAGTAACATAATTTTTTCATTACTTGGTAATATGTCCAATGAATTTAAATGTAAATCTGTATTGATATCATATTTCACCGATTTTTTAAATTTAAATATACGGGCAATTGTATTTAATTTATTCATTAAATTTTTAACAGAAATATATAAATCTTTCAATAGTTCTTTATCACTATCGATTATAAATTCTTCTTCTATTATACTTTCTTTAAATATTTGAAAAACGTTTTCTTTTTTCAAATTAATCAATAAAAAAATATTTATTAAGGAATGTGATATTTTTTTTACCTTCGACATTCTAAGTAGTAATTCTTTAAATAGTAACATTCTTATTATATTATGATTATATAATAAGATTTTATGATTTAAAATCCAGGGTCATATTCGGTAGAAATATCACCGCTATATTTGCCTTGAATAAATTCAGTTGTTGTATTCATAACAATATTTTGTTTGCTACAAGGGTCATCTTTATTAACTTGTAAGAAGTCATTAATATTAATTTTTTGTTCTAATTCAGCGTGTTCTAATTTATTAACTTCATCCATATTTAACATAATCTGGAAACTACCTGTTCCAAAATATCCTTCTTGTCCACACATAATGTTTGACGATACACCAGTCATCAAATCTAATTCTGCGTGTCTAGCTGCTCTTAAGAACATTTCAGGGGTTTCTTCAAAACTTGCCTTAG